TGCCTTAGGCTTACGACCCATGTCGCCCTTAAGGTCACCTGCTTCAAACTGATTTACGTCTGTGGGCGTTAGCAACATACCCAAGCTGTCAATAACGAACAAGACCTTTGGTCGCTCATCCTCTGGCAGTGCCTTGTAGTCTGTAACAAACTTGGTAATGGTCTTGGCCACGTCGTCAATCATGGCCATGTTTAGCTTGAGCAGCTTCTGCTCATTGGTGTCAACACCCAGTGCATGCAGCCATGCCTCATCAAGAGCGTTTTCACTATCAATGAGAACAACATAGATGCCCTGCTCTTGTGCATGACGAATCAGGTTACCAGAGCAGATGTAAGACTTACCTGCGCCGGATTCTCCAGCAAACACGGTAACCTTACCCATTGGGACTCCTTTAAAGAAGTCTCCGCTGATCAGGTAATTTAGTGTATAGTTACCTGTGCTGATCCAGTCTGTTGGATCATTGAAACCAATACTAAGACCGTCAATGCTCTTAGTGATTTCTTTTCTAAATTTACTTACGTCAAACGGCTTTACCATTTTCTTCTTCCTTTTGTTCCTCTTTATAAACCATGATCATCCTCGTCAATGGTTCCAGAGACTTAGCAAAGTGATCAGGCATTTCGCGACACATTATTTCCATATGATAATCATCTGGCCAATGTCTAAGTAAACCACTGGCACGTTGCCTAATAATCTTTGGTACTCTGGGTGTCATGTGCGGACTCAGTAACTCCATAAGGAATTTTTTTGTCTGCACAAGACTACGATATCGTTCGTCAGGTAGTGTCATAGTAGACACAAGGGCCGAAGCCCTTGTCCTTATTGCTTCTGACGGTTACGGATCATAGCCAGGATGTCGTTAACATCCTTTTTACCAGCTGGTGCAGGAGTTGCATCTGCTGTGTCGAACGGAGGATCATCATCCTCGTCTACCTGAGGCTTAACAACTGCCACGGCAGGCTTTGCAGCAGGAGCAGGTGCACTAGCACGAGGTGCAGGTGCTTCATCTCCAGCGGATTCATTGCGGCTACCACCACCAATGTTCAGACCTGCTGGCTTGAAGTATTGACCCCAACGTTGTGGATCATACAGTTCACCATCAATGCTTGCCTTGAACATTTCATAGATGATGTCTACTTCTTCCTTAGTAGGCTTCTTAGGCATGAAGTCGTTCAGGTTGTACAGACCGTACTGCTCAATGGCTGCACGTTCTACTTCGTTCAGGCTGCGCTCACGACGAGCAAAGCTAGATGTACTGTAGTCTGCGTACTGACCTTTTGTTGTCTTTGTCAGACGGAAGTCAGTGCCGTTTTCTACATCAGTGAACAGGCTTTCCATTTCAGGATCCATCAGAGCGGCCTTGATAATGGTAAAGATGCTTGGGTTAACAATGAACCTACGAATAGGATTCTCTGGGAGGTTTTCTTCTTGCAGTTTGCTGTCAACAACAAAACCTTGGAAGAGATAGCTACGCTTCTTCCAGTACTTGTTAGCAAGATCCTTCAGACTAGGATCCTTGTACCAAGGACGAATTTCTGCGTGGATTGGGCAGGTCTCTTTCCACATTTCCATACAAGGAACAGTCACTGTAACAGGACGTCCTTCGTCTCCACCTTTAACGCCAGGGAATGGCAGGCGGATCATTTGACGCTCGCGCCAAGGAAACGTGTTTGTGTCGTCGCCATCGGGCAAGAAACGAATTAGTGTAGTGGAATTTTCTGGTGCGTTCCAGAAGGGATAGACTGCGTTGTCTAGTGCAGATTTTTGGCTGTTGCCTTGTTGTTTGTTTTCTTGCTCTAGAAGACGAGCGCGAATTTCTGCTAATGTTGCCATAATTTTTCTCCAAATAAAATGCCAGGGTTTAACCTAATTAGTTGCCTGGAACACTAACTACTCCCAGTTAGTGAACATATTGTAGCAAACTATTGCCTGCTACGTCAACAGCAAAGTGACCTTTTGGTCACCTTGCACATTGATATTTACTTCAGTATTTCACGAATACTGAATCGTTTTGCCACAGATTCGAAAATATCTTCTTCTAGGCTTAACTTTGATTCTGTTGCTATTGTTGCCTTACCAACGATGCTTCTGGTTAGGTTATCAACTCTTGCAGGATCTAAAAGACCTTCTTCTACGTACTGAGCAACTTGACCTAGTTTTGAACGAACTTCTTCATCCTCTAAGACTGGTAGAACCATATTGATCAGTTCTGTTGTATTGACTGTTGGGCTCTCATAAACGATCATGCTAGCCATTTCCAAATCAGGAAGCTCACTGAACTTAAAGCCTGCGCTTTCTTCAACTTGCTGCTGTAGGTCAGTCATTGCTGCTTCAGCTTGCATTCTGCTCTGGTACTGCTTTAGATAACCACCTAGTTTTGGTAGCATGTCACCAATGCTTTCGTCAAAGACGTTCTTTGTTAGTTTTTCTTTTAGTGCTTCTACTTCTGATTCGTCTGCTTCGCTAACATCATTCATGATAGCTTCTGCATTGTAACGACCTAGTATTTGTTTGATCTCACTTAAACGTTGTTGCACAACGAAACCAACATCACCAGCTTGTTCCTGTAGACCATTGCTCTTGATGTAATGTCCAACCTTCATTAGCTGTGCACGTTCTTCGCTTAGACCTATGATCTTTTGACCAACTTCGTCATAAGGTGTTCCGCCTTCTGCAACGTGCTGGGTCATAATACGTGCACCAGCAAGGTGTATTTGTGGATAACGGAAACGTTCTCCCTGAGCATTCTCAATGAAAAGAGCCTGGATGTTACGACTTCTGCTTCCACGAACTTCTTCATTAACAGGCTTATTGTGACGGATAATCAGCTTTGCGCCTTCAGTTTGCTGGTAACTGGTTTTTACAGATCCAGTGCTTGGGCCTAGGCTTTCGCTAACCATTGCTTCAGCTTGTTTTAATTCTATGTCTCTACCTGTGTAAGGCATAACATCAACTCCTATCAAGTATTTTTTTGCTATACCGCCCTTAATTGTAGCAATCAGCTTGTTCAATTTAGCGCGGTCTGTGTTCTCGCCGAATTTGATCTTAATTACGTTATCTTTTTCAGAAAGTTCAACTGTGAATTTATCATCCAGGCTATAGAACTTTCTTGCTTCTACAGCATTTTTTGTTGCCTTATTGTCCCCGTCAAAAGTGGCAAGGGAATAACCAAACCCTTTGAGTTGGTCAAATATTCTATCGGCTACTGTGTTGTAATCTACGGCCATGTTAGTATTTAGCTTTTTTTGTTATATTATACCTATTGGCATCGGGGCAACGAAATCGTTGCTGCTGCGCTCAACCAACATGTTATACGTCTTTTCGTCGTACTTCATGATGTGCTCAACCAATCTAACTGCAAGAAGCGTCGCCATAACTAGATCGTCGGTATCACCCTCTTTAGCTGCAAAGCTGGCACCGTGGGCCACGAATGTCTTTACTTCCTGAATCAAATTTTTGCTTCGCAGCTTCATTTTGTCGGTCTCAATATAGTATTTGAGCTTGGTACATGCTGCTAGCTTGCTCTTGTTTGTTGTATTGAAACCTCTGCGCTTGCTGCCAGGTTCTGTTATTAGATAGCCAGGTATAGATTCCTCGCCATATTCAATGATGGCAACAATAGCTGCTTCTCCCAGCGTATTGTTTTCAACGCTCCAGTACATTTGATCGTTGTCTAGGCCTTGTGATTGCATCCACTGTAGGAGGTTAATCAAAACCTTTAGCTGACCGCGAACGTCTGTTTTGTTATGCTGCCACTCCGCAACCTGCACTAGATCTGGCAACCTAAAAACTTCAATCGCTGCGCTGTCACCACCTGTACCCAAACTTGGGTCCCAGCCAATCACATATGTTGCTTCTTTATCAATCTTATCATAGATCCTAAGCTGACCTAGTTTGGTTATGGGATCCATGCCCTCCAGTGTAGCTAGCTTGATACTGTTAACCAACGTTTCGTCAGCCGCAATAAACTTGCACTCGTGCTCTCGCAAGAAACGATCTTCACCAATCTTGCTGCGCTCGTGTTCTGCCCAGTCTTGATCTCTATCAGGATGGTCGCTCCAAATATACTTGATGCTGGCGAAACCATTCTTACCAACCTTTGTTGGGTTACCGTAGGAGTCTACGTTCTTAATTGCTTCATTCCAGATCTGTGCGAACTGGTCATTGTCCTGGTTAGGAGTGCTAGTAATAATACACTTACCACCAGTAGATAGCGTAGGGCTTAGGGCTGTCCAGAATTCCTTGGCGATACGAGGTGGTACGAACGCAAATTCGTCCAGATATACCAGTGTAATAGACATACCACGACCTGTGTTTTCAGTAGTCGTTGCACTTACAATACGACTGCCATTGTCAAAGTCAATACTACCCTTGTTGTAGCTTACAACACCAGCCTTAATCCAGTTAGGTAGGTGCTCGTACATGAAACGAACACGCTGCATAATTTCCTGTGCGCCAGTATATTTGTGAGCAGCAATAAGAATCGTACTATCAGGCACAAACATGGCATACCACAATAGGTATCCTGCTGCACATGTTGACTTGCCCATCTGACGACCCAGCATGTTGATGCTGTACTTGTTGTCGTGGTAACAGTTAATCAGATCCACCTGATAGTCATAAAGCTGGAATTTAACACGACCCTTGACGGGGTGTTGAATCCACATATAATTCTTTATGAAATAGATAGGATCAGTAGCGGATTTTACAATCTCCGCTATCTGATCTTCTGAATAGTTTTCCTTCTTATAGGGCGCCTTTATGAAGTCGCTCATTTACCGGTCTTAAACTGCTTATACTCTTCAAACATAGACTCTGCCATAGGGTTATCGCCTTGTTGTGCAGGAGTATATTGTGTTTTGGCTCTTGCTGTGCCAGGAAGACCCCAATCCTTGGTGTCACCGTGAAGTCTTGGCTCGCGCTCTTGAGTAGCTGCTGGTGTGTTACCGAATTCTTCTTCTACCGCTGCTTCTTCACCTGCAGGAGCCTGAGCAACTTCACCACCAACGCTAATACCAGCTAGCTTCATAATTTGCATTAGTTCTTCTGGTACGTCTGTTGTTGCATTTAGACTGCTACCATCACCTTTAGTGATTGTAAGAGTATAGCGATCTTTTTGTTCTGGTGCTTGTGCTGCGCCCATCATGCTTAGAGGGCTTGCAGACATATCACCGCATTCGCCTAGCTGTACAGATTCTTCTGCTGGTTGCTCTTTAGGTGTTGCCTTGTTATTACCTGCTTTGATTAGGTTAGCAACGTCTTGGATAGCTTTATCATCTGGGTTTGTTAAGATCTTAACGAACGTGTCTGCTAGTAGGATGATGTCGCTACGTGTAGGTTGACCTTGTTGGCTACGCATAACTGCTGCACGTAGCTTCTGACCATCAACACCAACTAATGCGGATAGCTTAGGAACGTTCAATGCCTCATCGACATGATCATGATCATCACAAACGCACTTGCTTACTGGACGGTCACATGCATCACAATAATCTTCAGCTTCTAGTACGTGCTCTTTGCCATCGCTGGTCTTGAACTTTGTACCAGGCTTTGCGCCTTGTGCTTTAAGGTCTTGAACTTTTTTAGCAAACTCGTTGCCTTCTTCTACGTCATCTTCTTCGACCTTTTGGTTGCCTTCTTGAATAGCAAGTAGACCGCGTAGAACGTTTTCGATATCTTCGTTTGCCTTGGACTTTTCAGCTGCCTTCATACGGCTACCCCATACTTCGTCCTTTTCACTTTCTACCTTACCGTCTTTATCGTAGTCTTTGTCTGCTTTATCTTCAGCTTCACTTAGACCAATAGACTGTAGCTTACCTAGTAGTTTGACTAAATCCATGATTACTTTCCTTTTCCTGTTGGTGCGGTGAACTTACGAACAGGACTAACCTTGTTAGTCTCGCTACTATCACCTATTAGCGGTTCTGTTGCAGGCACATCTGGGTCTGCGATCTTTGGTAAATCTTTGCGTCTCTCATCAGATAGCTTTTTAAGTTCTTTTAGGAAGTTTGTATTGAACTTGTCACCAAATGAATTTTGCTCTGTTGTTTCAGCAGGCTCTGTTGTTAGTAGAGGTTCTGTGCGTTCCATCTTAGCAAGATCGTCCTGTGTTTCACGTGGATCTTCTGGATTAACCACTACAACGAGACCTTCGCTTACACGCAATAGTTCTGCAACCTCTGTCTTAAGAAGTTGAAGGCTTACGGGCAAGTTGGCAACGAAATCTACGATATAGATTTCAGCCATTTCTAGCTGAGGGAAGTCCAGAGGACGCTTTTGCAAAATTGTTTTCTGTGGTGCGCTCACGCTCTCCACATCATATTTCTCTAGATAGCGTTCCAGCTTGTCTAGCATTTCATTGCTGCAACCACAGGCCAATTTAATCCTGCACTTGTAGCGTTTTTTAACTGATTCTAAGTATTCTAATAGAGTCGCCATTGTGTTCTCCGATAAGATTATTTATCACTTTATTGCTTCTTCAAGTTTTGGCTTATCAGATTAAGGATAGCGTTCCTGTCTGTACTAAGTTCCTCACTAGCTTTAGGTGTTTCTTCTTCTGGTTTTTGTGTCTGCGCCAGCCTAGCTGCTTTTAGCTGTAAATCAACCATTTTGAGCTTTTTGTCTAGCTTCGCCGTTTTGGCTGCTATGGCCGCGTTCATCATTTTGCTAGCGACGTCAAAAATCACGCCTGCATTTCGGTCATCGACGTTCATACCAAGATCCATTAGCTTTTCAAAACTGTCCATGGCCTTGTTAGCATAGTCGTCTAGATCCCTGTCTTCTGTTTCCAAGCCCTTGACCTGGGGTAATGCCTTATCAATTCTGTTTGCAATATCTAGCTGGGCACTAACCTCTTTGGCATCAGGAGGAATGACGGTATCAGGCATTGGCACCAGGTTATTTGCCTTAACCAATTCCAATTGATCCTCGTTCGTAGACTCACCCCTATCTATTTCGATAGGCTCCACATTGAAAAAATCTTCTAGCTTCTTTGTCATCTTTTACGTGTTCTCTTTGCTTTTGGCTGCGATCTTGGTTGCCAGTTATTGTATATATCTTCTTCGGTTAGTATTCTGAATCTGAGTCCATGTCTCTGGCACCAAGCCCTACATGCCTCCCACTTCGCCATGTTTAATACCACTGCTGCCTTTTCCTGCTGTGTACGTGCAAGTTCTACAAGTGCCTGGTTGCGTGGTTTAACCTCTATAACTTCGCTGATCTTGTTGCCGTTTTTGTCCTGATACGTTATCAAGAAGTCTGGGTAATAAAACGTATCTCTACCAGTAAAAGGATTCTTATAGGGTATACGCAGACTTTCACTAGCCCATGCTATAACACTGGGATGATTGTCACAGAAACGCATGACTGTCAACTCCCAACCGCTTCTATATTTTGGTTGGTTGCTGCCTATGTATCTTTCTGGTTTCGTGGGTGTAAAAAAGCCTTGCAAATAGTTATTTGCCATTAAACCACCTGTCGTGTAATAGAGCTAGGGATGTTGTTCACATCCAAGAAGCCTATCTGGCTGCTATTTGTCCTGTAGTTGTTTAATTGTGCATAGACGTTGTTGTCAAACTTCAAGCCGTTCTTAGAAACGTTTTTGAGTACATCGTCTATATCTAAACCAAGGTCTGTGCTGATTGTGTATAGTGCTGCTGCAAGCTGTTTAGCAAGTGTAGGTGGAATATTCTTTGCCAATAGCTTACCATAAAGCAAATCAAATTTAGCTGTTTCGTAATTCATGTGCCGAACCCACCACCTATACCGCCTCCACTAATCAATGGAGAATTTTTAACACCACTATTGTTTGTAGGAGGTGCTGCCTTTGGAGTCAGTCTACCTGACGTTGCGTCATTTACTGCGCGAACGACATCAGGGTTACTGTTTGCACCGTATACTCTAGAATCTGTAGGTGCCGCTGGATTGCCGCCGCCACCTGATGTTATTGTTTCATAGGTAACGCTCTCAAAACGAACGCTGATCTGCCATGTGACTGTTTCACTGGCACTGTAATCTAAAGTATCGTGTTGCACGTCTATGATCTTAGGTTTCCATAGGGTAGCAATACTTTCCGCACCAAGATTTATTCGGTCGTCGTCCGCACCATAGAAACGTGTGATTTCAATCTTATCAATAATAGCATCGGATTCTTGTAGCTTTAATCCGAAGCCATCAAAGCCATTGCGTACTCCACCTGTTACTTGTCTGAAGCTATTAGACGCAACGCCTAAATATCCTGTTAAAAAGTTTTGGAACCTGTTGTCGTGTGTATCGTGAAATGCGATACTGATTGGCTCGAAACTGATTTTTGTAGGCACCAGTTGCCTAACATTCCATGAGTTAACAACTTCCGTATCTATACTGTATTTTGGAAGCTCGATGGACTTTACGCAATCGTATATGTAACGTGCGTCTGGAACTTTTGAACTATAGAAAGCCACCTGGAAATGGTACTTTAGGCGCGGAGCCTTGTCCGCGCCCAAATTATACCACTTCATAGCGTCAGTTAATGCCGCCATTTATGATCCTTATACGGCGTCCTGGAAGCCTAGACCGCTCATTGTACCTTCGGTCAACGCACCACGATCGCTAGCGCCTGCTTCACCTGGGTGAATATCAGCGTTATCGTAACGGATCTGTAATGTGATCTGCATTACATCACTAGTTGCATAGTTGTTCTCACCGTAGTTTGCATTCTGGATGAAGCAACCATTCAAACTCCAAGTTTCAATAACAACACCTGGCTGGCTACCGTCTAGTTGTTCGATAACCATACCAAACTTGTAATCTTTACCTGCGGCAGGAGAACTTTGTAAACCGTGATTTAACTGCTTCTGTAGTTGAGCAGCAACGTCACGGCTAACACCGTTGTTCATGTCGTCTCTTAGAGTAATTGTAATTGGTTCCCATGTATGCTTTGCAGCAAGGTAACCACGGCTGTTGTAAGCATCTAGCGTGATTTCATCATGTGTCAAGCTAGGACGAGTGACACTCACTACGTTCTGTGTAAAGTCGTTAGTGCTAGTGCCACCACCAAAGCCGTACATGTTTACTCGGAACCTGTACTGTAGCTTAGGCATCATGATGACGCTTGTGCCGCCGCTTGGAACACCATATTGTGTTAAATCTGCCATCTCTTAGTCTCCTTAGGCTATATTATTTATCAAACTGATAACTCGCCTGTGTTGACTACTCGAATTGGGATGTAGATAAATTCAACAGCTTTAACTGGTTCAATAGCTACGTCAATCCACAATTCATTTCTGTCAATTCTGGCAGGTGTGTTGTTTGTTTCGTCGCAAACAACAATAAAGTCATAGATAGCTCGCTTGCTGATCATCTCAGCTAGGAATGTATCAAAGACCTGTTTAGCATTGGCTCTAGTAATCTTGTCGTTAGGTTCGAAGATGAACGGACGAGCAAGAGGATCAAAGCGCTCACGTAGGTAAGCCAATAGACGACCAACGTTAACTCTGTCTAGTGCACTTGCATATGTTTGCATTGTGCGCTGACCGAATACGTATAGACCTTGGCCAGGGAAACGTGTGATTGGGTTGATACCCATTCTGCTTCCGTCACCGTATAGAACATCACGCTGACCGTTAGTTAGAGCAACTGGTACAAATTCACCTTCTGCATTAATATAACCAACGTTACTTGCGTTTGTAACGATACCACGTGTCAAGCCTGCTGGAGCAAACCAAGGATAAGCCACTTGGTCGTTGTACGCATATGTTCTTAGAACGATATGACTTGCTGGGACAACAACGTCATTGCCGTCTAGGTCGCTAGCATAACCACTTGGGTAGTAGCAAGCTGCCTGTGGGCTGTTAGTTGTAATACCACGTTCGCCGTTTGTAACTGCGTTCTTACCACTCATCCAGTCTAGTAGCTCTTGGCTCTGTGGACGTAGTCTGAATGGTGTATCTAGAATAATGAAGCCTGTCTCTTTACGGTCAACGTTTAGAGCAATCATCTCATCTAGTAGTTCAGGATATGCTGGTGCAGCGATCAATGTGAAGTATGTCATTTCTTCACGGATTGTTTCATTGCTGTTTACTGCTGCTTGCATAGCACGAACAACTGCTCTGCGCTGTGCCTTACGGAACATGTATGGGCGACCATCTTCTTCGTTACCGCTGAATGTGCTCCAGCCTTTAACTACTGTTACGCCATCACCTAGAGTTACGTTGCCGTAAATCTTAACGTTACCTGTGCTTAGGGCACTATTCCATAGCATCATGCCGTCTGGGTATAGTAGAGGATCTGGGCTTTCGTCCAGGCCACTAGCACCACCGAAACCATTGCTTGTGTCTGCAGGTGTTAGAGTTAGGTCTGCAAATACAACGCCGTTAGGAGTTGTTTGATCTGTAATATCACGCTCTACCCAAGCTGTACCATCATATTGGAAAATACGAGGATAGTTTTCTGGGTCATCACTGTTGATCCAGTAGTCACCTGTAAATGGTGCAACTGGTTCAGATGCGTCGATAGTGACGTTAGAAGTGATAGGTTCCCACTGACCATTTGCCTTGATGTATAGGTCAACGCTTAGGTTTGTGTTATACCACAGTGTGCCATCTGGTGTTGCGCCCACTGGTGCTGTTAGGCTTGGCTCTTCGTATGCGTTTGTCCAGTTTGTACCATCAAAACGTCTAACTTCGAAGTTTGCTGCTAGGTCTGCACTCTTAACATAAATCTTACCTGCTGTTAGGGCTGCGCCAAATGCTGTTGTAGCTGCTGCGTCACTTGCGTAGATAGGAGTTGCTACAACGCTCCACTGACGTGTTGCGCTGCTGTAACGCTTTAGAACAATGTTTGTACCAGAGTTAGGTGTTGTTGTCTTGATCCAGATATCGCCAACAGAAGTTGCGCTTGGAACCTGGTAGTGAGGTTTTGCAATAACAGTCTTACCAAGAGCTGCTGCTGTTGCAATTACCCATGCGCCTGCATGCTTTCTCCAGACTTGGTAGCTGCTTACTGCTGGAGTTGCGACAACTGCATAGTCACCGTCGTTACCAATAGAGTTTAGAGGCTGAACGCCTGTGCCACCGACTGTCTGAGAAGTCTTGCTGATGATAATAGGCTTCTTCAGTGTTGGGCTTGTCTGATATGCACTCTTCCAACCTGTCGTGCCTGTAGATGTTGCTTCAAAAATACCCCAAACGGTATTTGTTAGGTCTAACCATAGAGTACCGTTAGCAGGGTCGCCTGCTGGTTCTTCGTCGCTTGGTTCTAGTTGGGATAGATCAATATCTGCACGTAGAACGTATGCACGGTTAGCAAGGCCTAGATAGCTGTATGCAGCCATTAGACCGTACTCGTTGACTTCAGCACCGTGAACAGGTGTGCCATCAACTACTTTGAAGTAAGGCTTGCCAAAAAGCTCAACTAATTCACGCTGACTTGTTAATAGATAAGGTTTGTTTGCATTAACTGGCATGGTGCCTTCGGCGTAACCACTGCCACTTACGTTAGCTTTGTTAGAGTGTGTAGCAAGAATAATAAGCGGAACAGTACCTTGACCGGCTGGGCCATATTGGCTCTCGTCGGTTACGGTAACTGATACGCCTGGGGATACTAATGTAGCCATGTGTTTTCTCCTTTTTATAGGTTAAAAGTATTTACCAAAAAAGGAGAAAAACAGGCTATTTAGCCTGTTTTATTAAATCAGCTGTTCTGGTTGCACCAGCAAATCCTCAACCTGATTGAACAAATTGTCCAGAGACGAGTCGTTTTCCAGTACAGAGTCAAAATTGGTTCCAACCCAACTGTACTCGCTAGCATGGACTTTGTGCTGCTCAAGTGCATGCTTACCAAGTGCCCATCCTATAGTACTAGGTCCTGACATATAGTGCCTGGCTGCATCAAACCAAACGGGCTCTTCACCACGCTTTACCCTAATAACGATTCCACCTGCCTTTTTAATTGCTGCGATTTCGTTTGGGAACCGGCAATCGCTGATTACGATATCATCGTTACTTTTGAGCAGTCTATGCTCCAGACTTGCGATCCAGATATCATCATGGAAACCGCGTCTGCATACTTCTGTGCCCCAGTTCTGCAGAACCCAACGAGGGGTAATGTCCATACCAAGACGATTACTCCACCACTCATCACGTTGCTCTCGCCACTCACGAGCTTCTTTGGTCCTACCTTCCAGTAGTACCCTATCCCAGCCAAATACTGCTGCGACTGCATCCTTGAGGCTATTAGCAAAACTTTCACGTCTAAAGCCGTGATTGTTGACGAGATAGTCTGCAATGGTATCTTTACCACTGCCAATGAAACCACAAATACCAATAATCATTTTAGTGTTTCCTCTAGCCATGCTTTGCACTCTGGCCAATTACGATAGATATGGGCTCTGCCACCTGCGCTACGCCATTCGCTACAATTACTGGTGCGATCATCAATTAAGATGTCCTCCGGATCTTTGCAGTAGCGCCACTTGTCATGGCTGAATGGACCTAAGAATACAGGAATACCTGGGAAATGGTCGTTAGCCCACCACACCTTATCCTGTGCAGCATAGGGTACGCTGTAGTCGTGTGGAAGCGCCGTTAGGAAAAATAAGCCAGTGCCTGGGTGCTTGGACACATAATCTTTGCACCAGTTGACTAACTCATGGGCGCCTTCTTTTAGAGGCAGGTTGCGATAAAATCGCATATCCTCTTTGAGTCGGTCCCAGTCTTTTTGTGGAATACGCTCGCCATTTTGCCAGCGTAGTTTTAGAACTTCTTGTGCGTGTGACATCCAGTCTGCCACAACATCGTCCATATCTAAGTAAATGTTCATGTCTATAGTATATAGTACACGAACTTAAATGTCAAGGCTTCTTAGGAGTTGGATTTTCACCAGTTATTTCTGGCTTGGCGAACCAGAGCTTGAACCATTCATCTGTACCAGGTTTGATATTGTGCTCACGTTGGTAAGCACCTTTATCCAAAACGTTTTCCTGGAAATGCTCTGCTGTTGCTGTGCATGGTCCTTGATATTGGAAATCATAGATTCCAGCTTCACGTTTGACCTGGGCCAGTGCCGCAGGGTCTACATAGGCATCGGGGATAGTAGGATCATCCCCCGGTAGCCTGAATGTTTCACTTGTTATACGTATTTGTCTCATTAGCCGATAATGAAACCCATTGGGGTTCCGCCTTCTACATAGGTTATTAGATCGTTTTCTAATTTTTCAAGATCTGCCTGTGCTTCGCTCTTTAGGTTGTCGCCATTGAGGCTTGTACCACCTTGTGGACCAGCAATAGTTGCAAACTTGCTTCTGGCTTCACCCAGTATAAACTTGGCGCTAGCAAAGGCATAGTCACGTATCCAACTGCCACAGTATGGATCGATAAGCAGATCTTCGTCGTCTCTTTCCACAAAACACCACACATAGGCAACGTCATCTGCTTTGAATTTTCTATGTAGGAAAATTTTATGGTCGCCCGGGTTCCAGGTAAATGTGACATAACCACCAAACATACGTGCCATTAACTCACGTCTATGTGCGTACATTTCGTAGTTCATTAGGCCAGAGTTCATGTTTGCGTTTTGCAATAGCATGTTGGTGAGGTAGACTGCATCAAAGGGATCAAAGCTAGAACCTGTTGGTCCAGCGCCCAGATTACCCGTGTGTCGTAATAGGACTTCTCTTACTAAGACAACGTTCAATGGAAGTTGATATTCCTGCTGTTCGTTGTGAAGCTCTAGCGGGATGAACTTTTCAGAAGTCGCACGTTGGCTTCGTTGCCTAAACTTGCGTAGTGCCTTGTTTAGTGCAAGCTCGTAGTGATCCAGGTCCAGCTCGACATCAACCATGCCGCCACCTAGTCTTAGCTCTATTTCTTTGATTACTTCGTCTTTAATAGCCATGAAAATGGTCTCCCAATAAACTATTTATCGGGAGACCGGATTAAAGATTGTTAAATTTTCCAACCAGCAATTGTAATATTGCTTGACCCAGTAATACTAACAACATGATTGCCTGTTGCAAGCCTCAAGACGGTGTACCGCTTGCCGTTCTTCGAGGGCGCATCAGTCCAGGGTACAAAAGTATTGTTTTTCCACACCCAGAATACTTCAGATACAGAGGGATTTAGGTTGTTACACACAAGGTCCAGGTGCCCGTCACCATTCAAATCTACTGCATCTAGTTTATAACACCAAACTGACGAGTTAATGAGACCGTTTTGTGTCGGGAACACCTGTGCCGTTATATCGGTCCAAACGGACCCAACTTTCTTCAGTGCTTGGAAGAACTGGCCTTGCCACTTTCCTGCATTGTTATATGCTATAGAGGCAATAATTTCTTTACTTCCGTCACCATCTATATCCAGTGTTGTGACATAACTGTAGGGGAAATCGCACTGGTTGAAATACAACGAACAAGTGGATCTACTAACAGTCGCCGACACAATGCTTGGGATTGGCAATTGCTGTGATGTTGAATAACTCTGCTGTCCGTTTGATTCTAGGATTGTTATCCTAGATGACCCGCCCATAACAAGATCAGGAAAGCCGTCGCCATTTAGATCAGCAGACGTGCCCACATGTTGTTCTCGGGAATATGCGTCCGTAAGGTTCAGTGGAGGATAACCGGATGCATCAACATCGTTCTGTTCCAATGCCAGCGTAATTTCACTTAAAGTCGCACCGTCAATGACATAGCTCTTATTTCTAACCGGCTGTCCCGTATACCCAGAGCAACTAGAAATATTATTCCACTGATTTATGAGATACGGGCTATTTAAAACCAATAGATCCTTTTTGTTGTCTCTATTGAAATCAGTAGCGATAACTCCATGACTGTAATCCCAAACTCTAGGCAGACTACTGCTCATATTCTGCATGCCTGTTTGTTTGTTCAAAACAATAGAGTTATAATAGCCGCAGTTCGTACCCAGGCCATCCACGCCGGTGTCACCAATATAGATGTCGTTGCGACCGTCACCATCGAAGTCTGCAATAACACCCTGCCGTGGCCATATATGATTACTTGTAACCGCTTTGAATTCCTCGCTCACAACATAGCCGTTAGATGCAGGGTTGAACAACAGAAGCACCGGCTTTGCTGTCCTAGCCACACTTCTGTAGTTAGAGTCACTTCGCATCAAACCAACGAGGATGTCATCATTACCATCCATATTGACGTCGCCTACTGCGAGTACATCATAAAAGATGTTATCACCCTCTGTGTTATTTTGGTCGAGCCCAGAAGGTTGCACTAGACTCATTGTACCAAAACTAACTGCAACATTGTTTGCAGGGGGCGCCGAACTCCCGCCGGCGCCGCCGCCGCATGCCGTCAGAAATAAACCAACTGCAACGGTCGTAATTAGCTTTTTCATTTGTATGCCTTCAGAAGAATCATGTCCTTGTTAATACGACCGTTCAACTTAGTTTCTGTTGCTCGGATACCTTTAAACCACTTTTTAGCTGCTGGCTTACCATTGCTGGTAAACTCTTTAAGCTGCTCTGCAGGTTTACGCAGGGTCTTCTGTACGCTTGCCGCAGCATCAAAGCCCTGAATACTGGTACCCTTGACGCTCAATGCACCTGCATACTGGTCCACAATGTAGATGCCCAGCTTGCGAGTCTTTGTATTGTAGACCCAGAGTTCTTGTGCACTCAGAATCTGCGTGGCGTCAATGCTCTTCAGCTTGAGCTCCGTGAACTCCTTCATGTGTTGCATCTTAGACACAACCTTTTCAGGGCTAACGGGCTTCTTCTTGCGAGGTGCCTTAGCTGCCTTCTTGATGACGCCGTAGCTGTTGCAGTCAGTGATAACCTGCGTCCACCACTTGATCACAGCATTGAGTTGACGCTTGCCGTAGTGCTTATACGCCTCAATCAGCTGGCTATCTTTTGTAGTCAGTACTTCATTGTATTCTGCAAGGCGGCGTTCAGCCAGTGCAATCACACTTTTAACATGTGCAGGTTGTACATTGAACTGCACCAAGAGATCCACAGCCTTGGGTTCGCCTTTGAATTCGTTCGTAGTGATAAAGTCATCGAAGCGACCTTCAAGCTCGCCCATGCACTCGGCAGTCTTCTCAGCCAGACGATCCTGAATAGTAGGACCCTTTGGCTTTGCTGCCTCTTCTGCTTTAGCTCGCTCTTTGGCGCCCTGTACACTGAAGCCACTCACATGCGTGTTCTTTTCGGCAGCACGAATACTCTTAACAATGCTGCGAAGTGTGTGGAAACGAAGCTTCAAACCAACACGGCCAGCACGGGTAATGAATCCAATAGTAGGTCCGGTACGTAGGGTACCGTCTTTTGCAAGCTCTGCCTGTTTAGCTCGGCGAGGATTACGAGCAAGGAACATGCTCAGCCAGCTGTAAGCTGTCTTGTAATCTTGTGTGGCATTGTACCAGTTCAAGGCTCGCATGACCTTGCTGGTGTACTCACTGTGAGTCCACTTGTCTTGTTCTTCGATGCTCGGATACTCGGGCTCATCGCCTAGGTATTTGGCGTCAGCTTCTCGGTAGGTAATCTTTTTGGGTGCTTCAGAAAAGCGCCAGGCAATCTTGCCTGCTTCAACTTGTTTAGGTGCTCGTTTGGTTGCCATGTTGGCTCCTTTGAAAGTTTGCAACTGTATACGGTTTCAGATTAAAAGTCAATACCCGAGAGTTTTGCCATCATAACCATTTCGGGTTCTTTTACTGCAACCCAATAGATGCGTGGGCGATCTCGTCTGGGATCTGTCCAGTGTGTTGCCCAAGCTCTTGGTTTGTAGGACATGTTACGTCCGTTGTATTTCCAACCCCATTCTTGGTCACCATAATGGTGGCGCAAAAATGATTCCAATTCTTGGATCTGTTTGGCGTTTCTGCCATAGTCCTCGAAACGCCAGGCATGAGTCATTCGCAAATCATTGAATAACTTATGCCGGCGGTTCAACTTAACAACCTTGGCTATCATGCTTGCACCATCACATAACTAGAGGCACGAGCATGAAGCTCAGGATCACCCTTGGTGAGCACTTCAAGAAGAAGCCTCTTTTCCTCGAGGTAAGTCTTGGCAAAGCCGGGATCGTGAGCCATGATGCTCTTGCTGTTGCTGATAAGGTCAGCGAGCTTGATCGTCTGTGCCTCAGCAGGAGCCTGAGCAGTGTGCTCGCGGTCGATTGCCTTGCGGACTGCTCGCTTGCCATCTTCAGGCCTGCTTACGTCAGTGAGCCAACCAACAAGAGCTGCAATGTCAGCACCAAATGCCATGTGGATATCAGTAAACGTGCAACCTGTATCCTCCACAACATCGTGAAGCCATGCTGCCGCAACCATGTCAGGTGTAGAACCCGGGACGCTGGCCACGATGCTGGCAACTTCTGCAGGGTGAACGATGTAGGGTTCACCGGTGTACTTGCGCTTCTGACCCACAGCCGCATGAGCAGCCATGGCATAGACTTGTGCCTTACGCACGATGTCCATACCGCTGAGTTCCATAGTGAATCCTTCCATCATCCTATCCTTTACTTGTTGAATCGTGCAGCGAACGCCTCAGCATCAGAGCGCAGGCGGTACTCGCGCACTTCACGAGTGACCCAATAGGTGTCGCCTCGCAGTGTATTATACTTGAGCTCCTGCACCATAACCGTGTATTTGGGATGCTCTTTGGTTGCAGGAGTGATCGTTGCTTTGACTTCGTTGCTCATATCGGACTCCTTTCTTTCTTGCTATGTATCAATTATAGCATCGAACCGAATTTCGGTCTATTTTTGGTTATTTTCAACCCAGGCGGCTCGGGTCCTTGATGATGTCAAAAAAGTTTTCCTTGTAGTACAAAGGTTTTAACTTTTCAAAGCGCCATTTTGAAAATCGGTTAACTTTTGTTTCAACCCAATTGGCAAAATCCATTCTAAACCAAAAAGGATTAATCAATACCAGTATTACTGCCAATAATATAATTGGTATGAACGGAATAGTTATTGCCCAAAAACAAATATTGAATTTAAGGCTCATTTTTTTGGACATATTAACTCAGCTTTTGAAAAACAGGTGCCATCAAATCCAATACTTCGTCGTGATCAACGAAAAAATCAGTAGTAGGATCCCAGTATTTGCCTTCCCTGGGGTCGTAGTACAGGACACGCCCGTTAGGGTAATGAAAGGGTCCTTCGAGCCCTTTACGGGGCTGATAATTGTCGTTGCGGGTAAACACAGTGTATGCCATAGTATTACCTTTAGGCTACAAAATCAAAAGCATACTCATTACCACCGCGGCTAACCTTGATCTTAGTATTGAGATCGGTAGTAAGTTTGTTTACAATTTTTTCAGCCTCATTGGCATCGCATGCAACAAACAAGGTGCCAGCATAGAACTCTGCGTAACGATCAGATTCCATAACATTAGCCACTTTTTCCAGGACAACTTTTTCGAAACCCATTGCTTGCTCCTTGTTAACCGATAACTTATTATAACACCAAACGGAATTTTGGTGTATTTTTGGCTATTATTCTTCCTCGGGGAACCCGTAGCCGCCACGGCAGGAACCATCGTAGGGCTGGATCACGGTGTACACTTTAGTTTTACCGCTGGCCAGCCATTGCTTGTAGGCATAGTCGTGTGCCCAAGCCAGGTCGTCGTGCTCGAACAGGACCTTAGACTCATCGTAGTCAAACATGTCAGTGCTCGCACACTCAAACACTTGATAGAAGCTCTTGGGGTATTGTTGCGTCGTCATGTATGTATTATAACGCAGACACCAATTTTTGTCTATTTTTGGTTATTTTACTAGTTGACAAGCGGCTTGCTCCTTTAAGGTAAATACTACATTATGCCAAGATTAAGTTTATGGAGACAGGAGAAGGGCAACGACTTCAAGTTCATGGACAAACTCATACGTGAGCAGTTCATGGTTGGGGGCACTGCTGTTCTCGTCCACAAGTACCTACAGCCTGCAGATCAAGGCACCAGTGTGGATTCA